CCACTTGCTCCCAGTGATAAGGCAATCCGTACAAAAAGACGTTCCAAAATATGAAGTTTCTGAATCATTCCATCTTCTCGGTAGACAAAGTATAGAAAGAATATCAAGCTGACTGCAATAATCAGATCAGAGATACTATTTATTAGGTTTATTATTGCCATTTTGTGCCTTTTCAATGAGATAATTACTGATCAATTCAACACCTTTAACACCTAGGAAGCCTAGAATGAAGGCAATGCTCATCTCATATTTCTCATCAATTCTCATTATGTCAATAATAATTGGAGTAATATAGTTGGCACTTGCCACTCCGGTAACTATTGCAAAGAATGTAGTCTTTAAATTGGTAGACTGCTTTTTTCCTATCAAGATTAAACTTCCAAAGAATCCTGCCACACTGATCCCAATGTTAAATCCTACCTCTTGTAATAATTGCTTCATACTTATTATGCTAGTATGTTTTATTTAAAACAAATATATCAGAATAAATTGAATTGTTAGCATTGCTTGAACTAAATTGAGCTGTGATATTCAATGTGTTACTCATTGTTGTATCAAATGTTGTACTATTAATTGTATTCCAAGCGAATCCTTGTTGAGTTCCAGAGGCTGCCTTAAGGATATGGAATTGTGCAAGAGTCACAACAGATGCAACACCAGCTGCTCCAATAGCTCTGATTGTGAAAGTTACATTCAACATGAATACTTGATTTGTTATTCCTGGCATTGTTAATGGACCAGAGTCACCCAAATTAACAGATCCACTCTTTAATCTTATGGTCAATGTATTTCCATTCTGAGCACTCATAATACCTCCCATTTCCACCCTAAAAGAATCACCAACTGAGAAGCCATTAGCTGGCACTGATAAGCTACCAACTCCACCATCAATCAATGTGCCTTCTGTTGTGGTTGCTGTTATGGTTGGACTATTGGCAGTCTGAGAGAATAAACCAACATTTGTTGTGGATGCTGGTCCAGGAATAGTGACAACAGTCTCACCTCCACTATCTGCAGCTGTGACTCCAGAACCTGCAAATTTCAAAATTGATCTCTGAGTTAATGATGTGCTCTCATCCTTGATAGTATCATATGCTTGAGCTGTTACATTGATGGTTGTTGTTGCCATTATAAGTTGATGTTAATAGTATTATTTTGTGTTGTGTTCTGAGTGAAGCTATCTTCAAGTTGACCATTGACATATACTTCATAATCTGTTGTAAGATCACCGCAGTTTGTCGCTGGAGGATTACCATTCTCAAAGTCATAATCATCATAAGGAATGGAACACCAGTCATTGTAATCATAGATTGATAGTGAAGCACTCATTGTCCATCCAGCTGTTACATCTGGCCCACGATTAATGAATGGCTGAGTCTGAATATCTCCAGTAATATCCATGAACTCCTCGAATCTCCATTGTTGGAATGTGATTCTAATATCATTGCAGATGCTTAAGCAGTCAGAATGAATCTCATTGATCTGTCTATATTCTTGGATGTTGTACTTATCACATATTGTGATGACCATATTCACATTCACAGCTTGAGAAGTCATGGACCCTGGTTGCAATGTGACAACCATCAATGGATATTGAGCCGCATCTCTTGAGACAGCATCAATAAAATCACCTTGGAAGAACTCGTTTATTTGGCGATGCTGTGTTGCTATTGTCTCCAGTTCTTTCATTAACTGGTTTAACGTCTTTTCCATGCTTGTTGAGGTATGCTTTTAGTTTATCAATCTGCTTTTTTGAGAATTTCATTGTATCCAGTTCAATGGTTTATATCCGGTATCATCCTTTTTGACATATTCATTGCAATGATCACCAAGGCAATTCTCACAATACTCTGGATACTTCACTGCATTGTCATCCTTAAGATAGCCAATCAATCTCTCTTTGTAAAAATATGCATCCTTTCTCAACTGATCTCTTAGCTCTGCCACTTGATTAAGCTCCAATGTCTGTTGATTCTCATCTTGCACTCTTCCAGCTCCTTTATTAGTGAGCTTATCAGTTAACAGCAATGCCGCTCTGTAGTCAACGAATGCAACCAAGCAAGGCACAACATAATCATTCATCAGATCAAGATAGTCCTGAGTCCATGTTGAGGTCTCAACTCTATCAAGTAATGCCTTATATAATGGAGTTCCAAGAGCTGGCTGAATATGCATGTCTTGAGTTCTCTTGATAGCAACAGCCAAGAGCTTGGTATCTGTATTGTTGTGGATGATACCAAGTTTTTTTAAATTTTCAACCGAAAGTAAATAGTTCATAGTCTTATCTTTTAGCCACTAATTGTTGAATCCATTCATGTCTACACCATGGAGTAGTCGCTTGAGTCTCTGGATTGGTATACCATCCACCTCTGTACTTCCACACATCTCTGTCAACTCTTGATGAAATGGTATTAATCTCATCTCTGGTATATAATCTGTTCAATCCTATTAATCTCTCGCAGAATTGTCTTGATCCACTCTTTGCCGGTGGTACATCAAGTCTGGTCCTATATCCATAACGCACCTCAAATCTATCAATTGGAATATCTTCTCTACTTACCAATTGCTTTCCCAAGTCAGTCACCTCTCCCTTCACTAAGATATCCCATTTCATTAATCTTGCCATTGACTTAGCAATCTCCTCAATGGTAGTGTTCAATGCCTTGGCAATTCCATTTGAATCCTCACCATCACCAATCATCTTAAGAACATTCTTATCAAAGTCATTCAACTCAGCTGATATCTCAGCGATGGTTGCGAATAACTGATCTTGCTTTGAAAACACATCAGCTGATGGAGTATCCCATTCAATTGGGAATGTTGCGAATACTTCATATTCATGAGCTGGATCACCATATTGTGCGAAGTATCCAATCTCATCATCTTGATGGTCAAACTTACAAGAGCTCATCTGTTGTGGAGTTGATGACATGCCAACAATCTTCCTAGCTTGTACCTCATCAATGGTTGGGAATGAGGCCAACACAACTTGAAGAGCTGATTCTGGAGTTAATATTCCTTCTCTAATCTTAGCAACCACATCAATAAGTGATGCAATCTGAGCACCATTTAATGCTGACTTAGCAACATCAACTGGAGCATCAGTTACTGGAGCATTATCAACTGGAGCAACAGCTGTTGGTTGTTCTGTTGTTGCACCTATCGGAGTCACATCCTTGAGCTTAATAACTCCAGTATCTCCAGATAATTTAACCATGTAATTCAATATCCATTCAATTCTCTTCTGTCTTGTATCAACATAAGTCTTCTTGAATATCTCAAAAAGATCCGCACTCTCCGCAGCATTGAATGATCCCTCTGGAGCAACACCAAATAATGATGGAGCGACTACAGAATGAGCAACCAATATGTTCTGTTGCACACTATCCTCAAGAATATCATATCTCTTATCAAGATCATTTCCAGTTAAATTATCAACTTTTGGAGCTTGATCTGCAGATGGTGCAAATGTGATGATAATATCACCAGAATTCTCAATTGCAGATGCTGGATTCTTGATTTGATTCTTGAATGACTCTGCCTCTTCTTGAGTTTCTGGAAATCCATCCATGAAAGTGATCATTGTACCGGACTTGAATCCATTCTGTAGTTCATACATGTGGAACTTACTGATATCACAATCAGTCTGAATTGATGTGATACCTCCTTGATATGGTGGTTTAGGATATACTCCATGCTCTTTGCGGCCTTTCTTAGCCGGATCCTTATAATATAATACAAATGATCCAACTTTATTGGCTTCATCAAGAGCTGGCAATGTTCTTAGATTAGTTTTCTCAGCCGATTGCTGTTGCACTGTCCAATCATCAGATAGATAATACATTCTCTCATCAGATGATACTCGAATCATGTCAATTGGTAGATACTCCCACACAGCAACTCTGGTTCCTTCTCTATTCCAAGTACCCTTAACTGCGAATGCTCCGAATAATTCATAATCAAATGCCAATTGTTCAACAATCTCATTCATATTAAAGTCTGAATAAGGATTGGCAATGAATCTTGCAAGCTCTCCAGATACAACCTCAAGACCTCCACCAGCAATGTAGTGAGTTTTATTCTTGATTATACCTTGATGCCAGGCTGATCCATTGTATAGATCAATTAAAAAGTAAGGATAGTCATTCTTTTTTCCCCATTTAATGAAGCCAAGCATGCGATCTTGCTCCTCAATTGGAAGAACAAAGTCCTTGCGGAATGACATTGATTCGAACTTATTCATATATGTTAAATGTTATATTTGTTGAGAACTCAGTTGATGGTGAATCTTGCACATAAACATGAGCTCTACCCTCCTCAACCAATCCATCTGATAATTCTGGATCTAAATTGACAGCTGATGTCTGCTGATAGATTCTATAGGTATAGTACCCATCATAATCAAAGGTAACATCTGTCCCATCTGTAAGCTCAAATTCATCATATCTGGTGATAGCTGTGCTTATATTTGGAAGGATGCAGTAATACTTTAAAAAAGATTGTTCATGTTCAAATTCAAATAGGTAATGAACTGGACTCACTGTTGTCAGCTCTGTCACTGTCACTATCAGATTTGAAGTTGAGTTCTTCTCTAATCTTAGCATCTTTAATTAGTTTAGGTTTACGCTTTTCAAATATGTGCAATAGTCCAATCTTCACATAAAAATCCTCTTTTCCTCTCTCAATGGCTATCCATTTGTTGAGGAAACTGGACCACTCCATTGAACCTATGTATTTTTTTAGTATTTCCATAATTCAAATATACAAAAAAAGGAGGGACATTGCCCTCCCTTATTCTAGAGTTTATTCAATTCTTAAATTGATGGTGATTGCTGTGATAATAAAGCAGCATAGACAGCTGAATCAATATCTGGAACTGGATCATTCTCTAATCCACCCATGATGATATCATGACCTAATCTATCTGACTTCAATACTCCAGATCCATAAGCAGAAGCCTCAGCAATTTGAAGACCTTCACCGAATCCAAGAGCAACATAAGTACCATCAGCTTTCTCAACAATTGCAACCACTTCATTCTGTCCTAGCAAGTGAATCTCAGAACGCAATTCCTTAGTATCTGAAGCCAAGATCATTGTCAAGGTTTGCTCATACCAAAGTGTTCCATTTCCTTTATTCACTCGGATTGGTGCAGTGTAGCTTGATAAGTTAGATTTTAACTTGTACAAGAATACTTCACCGGTAACAGTCAAAGCAGTGACCTCATTGTCAACAATTGTAGAGGAAGATACATTTCCTAATGGGAATAATAATACAGATTTGATACCACCTTTTCCGTTGGTACATGTTCTGTCATTATATCCGGTTGTCATGTTACAAGCCATTGTTCTGTGTTTTTTTAATGATTATAAAATAGGGAGGAGCTTCCCCCTCCCGTTATTAGTTATTAGTTAGGAGATCCAGTTCCGTTCCATACTCCGATCTGATCCAAGAAAGGTACTTGAACACCTGATCTAAATTTAGAACGTAAGTAGATAACATCATCATCTTGAGAATACCACAAGTCAAAGTTCTCAAAATCAGATGATAAGTCAGTTCCAAATACAAAGTGAGAAGCTCTACCAGTGTAGATGTTATCAAGACCATTCAATCCATTTACCTTAACAATTCTCATGTTAGTTCCTGGCAATACAAGCTCATTCAAATCTCCAATGTTAGCTGGATTGTAGTGGAATAAGTTATCATCAACCAAGTTCTTAGTCAAGTAGTTGAAGTTCTCACGACCTGTGAAACATACGAAATCACCAGCCTCAGCAACATTTGCTGGAGTGTTTACAAAACAATCATAGAATACATCAAATGCATTAGATGCAGAGATTGATGCAGTTGATGCTGTATTCAAGTTAACACAACCATTTGCAGTTGTTAAGAATTGACGGAATCCGTTCATCTTAGCCAAATTACCAGAACCTGTTGCTTTGTTACCTTTCCAGATTAACTTGTCCAATTCAAATGAATGTAACTGCAATAAGTAATTGATGATTTGTTGTTCAAATGGAAGAGTCTTATCTTCAGCCATTGCACCTGGTCTCAATCCTAACTGAGTCCAAAAACCATCAAGATCCTTCTGGCAGAAAGACTTCATATATCCAAGAGTCTCAACTGCAATAGCACGATCAGTGAATACAGTATCTCCAGAAGGAGTCATTGTACAGTCACCATCTTGGTAAACAATTGAATCATCCATTAACTTCAACTCTTGAGATCCTTTAATCCCTTGTTGAATTGTAATATATTGTAATGTGCGAGCTTCAGTTACTGACTTTACAATTAAGTCTTCTCTCTGCTCATCAACATAAGCTGCTAGACCAGATACATCCCAGTCAAATTTTGTGCGTAGGTATTTCTTTAGTGACATTTTTATTATACTTTAGAATTTTTCAAAAATAGTTGTCTGGCTGTCAAGTTGCCAACTTTGCTGAACTTCTCAGCTTCTTTGGTTTCTACAGATGGTTGAGCTTTGAAAGCCTCGAATTCACTTTTCAACGAACTCAACTCATTAACCAATGTTGTGTTGTTCTCTGCAATAGCCTTAGTCATTTCTGCTATGCCTTCGACAGCCTTAGAGAATGCTTCTAACTTTGCATTTACAATTGATTCAACTTGCTCTGCACTCATAGCTTCTGCACTTGTCTCTTCAACAGCAACCTCACCAGCTCCTTCATTTTCTCTCTCATCAATTACCTCAGTGATAATACCTTCAGCATTAACTACGATTGATACACCAGCAAGCTCACCAGACAATGCATGAGTTCCTTCTGGAGCAGGGATTCTTTCACCATCTGCAACGACAAATACAGGCATGCCAACCTCAAGAGCTTCATACTCAATTACAGTTGTGCCATCAGCCAGAACAGCCTCATCAAATTTCTCAACGCTTTTAGAAAATTGTGCCTTCATATCAGCAATCAATTCCTTAATAGTTTGTAATTCCTTGTTCATGTTTATTATATTTTATTGTTCGAAAATCCCTAATTCCTTGAGCTTAGCTTCAGCCCATCTCTTTCCGGCAAGTCCACCCCATAACAGATATGAGATAGTTCCACATGCAGTATTATCATCTGGATTATAGTACTCTTCAGCTCTTGATAGATATGAATACATTCTCTTAATCACAGCCACTGATACAGTCTGCCTATTAGCTAAGGTTGTTGCTCTTATCTTACCAACTCTTGTGGCACATTTATTCCCATTCTTTTGGTTGAGCTCAATACCTTTCTTGGCATTATTAGTCACAGCCTCTGGATAGTCATTGTAAAATGTGATATATTCTTG